CTATTGTTTCTATATATCCTTGTTTCCCGCTAGTAACATATTTCCATGGGTCAACTGGAACTAGGTGGGGGTATCCGTGATAGTAAGTATGGGCCCATCTTGCTCTGAATCCAACATCAGGATCATACTTGCGTTCGTATTCACGCCAGGTCTTGCAGCCGTAGTTTTCTAAGAAGCGTTTCTCTTTGTAACCTTTCCAGCGTTGTTTAAGTTGTTTAATCATGTCCATTTTAATAGAAACCATGCTAAGTCTTCTTCTTTGTCAAACACGATAGTATCACTATAACCGTTTCTATCGTAAGGAATCGTTGCGCCATATTTTTTTAAATCTGAGGTTACGCAATTATGGCCGGCGTCACTGGGCAAACTAATTAAAAAGTTCATCCACCAATCTTGAGTTTGACCGTTATCATCATTAATACACAATGTATACATCAGTTCCACCGTAATAAAAATGCTAGCCTATCTTGTTCATTCTTAAACTCTAATACCATGCCAGTCAATGCCCAGCCCGGAGTGCATTGATTAGTCCAATCAGTAATCTCTTGCTCGTTTTCAACATAAAACTTATAGTCAACAACAATGACGAATGGTTTCATATGCTGCGGAGAGGTTATAAATCTCATCGATACCTCAACAAGAAGATAGTATACTTGTTCTCATCTACAACTTCAAATGTTTTATCGGGCCAGTTAATCAATCGTAGTCCGTACTCCGGTTCGGATATCTGATTGCAGTGTTCATTTGAAATGCCAATCTGCCGGTAGTCGTAAGACTTATCAATCAATAGGTCAGTCCACGAATCAAATAGTTTAGTATCCATATGAAAGTACTTGTTCATAGATATCCCAATACAAAAATTAATGCGTCTTCCTTTTTATCAAAGATGAAATCATAGTCCCAACGCTGATCGTAGTTTACCCAGTTTTCCCAAGTATATGGTACTCCGTATCTAGTTTTACCTAGACCATTTATATTGCGCTCCATACACCATTGCTGTACTTTTTGTGTACTAATTACACCTTGAACACGAACACAATACTTCTGTCCACGGCGAACTACTTTGTACTTTTCAATAGCCTGCTGCACTCAACAGTTCCTTAACCTGTGTCACCATTTCATTATTACGGCTAAACTTGATAGCCCATTGTTCTGGATTGATGTAGTCAATAATCATTTTCTGTTGGCTTTCATCTAAATTACTTAGGAAGTCAACTCCACTCACACTTTGATACAACATCCATGGACTAATCTTACCAGTAGTCACTGCATAAGCCAATTTATTTCTATTAGCATATCGTAGACAGTCCTTAGTTTCTATACCGGAGTCTTTCGCAATAGTCATAGTAGTTTCGATACTACGAGCTATTGCATCCAGCGGGTCTTCGGACTTCAAATGTTCAATTAGAAATTTGGTATAGTTAGTGTCACTGCACCAACTATCAATCTTTATCTGATTCTTCAACAGCCAGTCAGCATAACGAGTGACATTGATGCACTTAAGGTCAACACAGTAATGACCGAACTTCACGAATGCGATGTAGTATGCGCTTTTTGTGAAATCTACATAAGTTTTAGGCTTCTTAGAAGCAGTATTCTTTTTGTAGAATTCTACCCAAGCTTGAAATCCAATACGATTACCTGGCTGGTCTTTGTCTTGCCATCTGCGCTTGTTTTCACAAAGGTGTTTCATCATCGTAGTCTCTCGCTGGAAACTCCGTTTGCAAAACTCACAAGAAAACTCGGTTTTAGTTACCGAGCTTTCTTTCGTATTCTTCGATTTCTTTATCTGTAACAAGCTCACTTAATAACTCAATCTCATCAAATTTTAATTCGGGGAATCTATTAGCAAGATACATCTTTTTCTTGTGATTGTCAACAAAGACTTCGGATATGATGTTTAAGTCACTGTCACTTGATTTAGGATATACCTTTTTAAAGTAGTCTTTAATCTCCTTAGTCTTAGGAGACTCTTTCAACTTACTAACACGGTCACGGATATGCGGAATCCATTGATGAAACTGTTTGCCAATACCCGGGCTTGCAGCACACAACATCAACCATTGTAGCTTAGGATGCTTCTGTACATTCTCATTGAACATATACTTGTTAGCATGATATTCAGTGCTTTGCAGATAATAAGATTGAATATCCTTACTACCTTTAACTGCACTAATCCAATGCAACATCATAAACGGCACAAACTTCTTTTGCTGTTCAGGAGTCAATCTATCATAATACGAATAGTCCTTGCGGTCAATAGCCGCGATTGCATCGAAAAGGTCAAACTCAACCTTCTCAAACTTTTCGTCTGCTGATAGTTTCTCTTTAGCCATTATGCCTTCAACGACTCAATTGCAATAACGTGTTCAATCGCTTGACCAATACTGTCACCGTTGTTAACAATAGTCAATGTCGGGCCATCACTATCTCGCATACGGTCATTCTTGTAGTGTTCAATCACGTACCCGCCTGATGCCGGATAGAGAGTGAAGCGAATGCTCTTGTTTGCATCAATGCTCCGAGATTGAACAGAGTCTACTACTGCATACTCATCACGAGAATTTTCCCATGCTTCGCGGCACCATTGTGCAAACTTACGTTTTAACCAACCCATCTTCTTTTCCTTCTCTTTTCTTACCTTACGTGTTCTAGCAGTATCAAGTCTAAACACACCAGCACTAGGGGGGGGAGTGCCAGCAATCGTTCTATTATATTTTGCTTGACCTAGTGATATACTACTACCGGTTGACATTAATCTTTCTCTACTAAGATAAGCTGGAAATCAGAACCTTTACCGTCGGTTGAACTGTCACCCAAATCATCAAGTGATTCTCCGTTGTAATTTACCCCAGTAACAAGTTCCCAGCCATCGTAATCACCTGTAGTGAGAACGAGCTTCTTAGGATCAAAAGCTTCATCTTCACATTCAAACGAGAGGAAGTGACCTTTCTCAATGCTTTGTCCAAGGAAGTAAACGTCTCCGTCTTCAAGAGTTTCTTGAGGGAAAATCTCTTCGGTCTGCTCCGTGTCTGCGCCCATATCAAAGAAAGCATCAGCAGTTAGTGCATCATAGATGACTGTATCGTTTTCATCCATTACAGTAATATAACAATCTTCTAGTGAAGGGCCAGTGTGATGTGCAAGGTCATCGCATTCGTGCCATTCTCCGGGATGAAACGGACGAATATCTTCGTCAATTTCTACATCGTTTTCCTCAAAGAACTCATCATTCCAAGCATAGTCCTCAAAATCAATTTCATGTTCTTCAACAATATCGTAGAATTCACGCTTGACAGAGCCGATTACTACTTCGCCGCCGCGACCACCAATTTCAATTCTGTACTTCATTCTTCTTGCCCTTCTTCCTTGAAATAGAAATTTCAACGTTTGGATACAAAGTACGTATTACACCCATAACGTCTGACTGTTTGTTCTTCTTTTGAAAAGTCTTAATAATTGTTTCAGTAATCATTATTTTTCCTTTGGTTGAGTTCGCTAAGAATATAAGCATAGAGTACGTGACTGCCTGCTAAAAAGATACTAAGTGCAAGTCCAAATGTAAGTGCTATTACGATAATAGGCATCGCAATCCAAATTAGCACTACTAATAAAAATGCAATTAATTTGTTCATAATTAAAATACCTGACTGTAATCGACTACTTCACAGTTTCTACTAATCTCCTTGACAAAATAGATACAACGCGGTTGCTCCCCTTCATCAATCGGTACACACAAAAACTGACCATTTCTGAGTCGAGGTGCATACCAAGTAACATCAGGGTAGATATCTAAAATTTCAATAGGAAGAAATGAGGGAGAAAACGAAGTCCGAGGATTAAACTGAAAAGCGTTGAATCCTCTATCGTTCAAACTAGATAGCGGTAAAGTTTCTAAGTCACCATGTTCTTGCTCTCCAATCAATATTTGCCAGTCGATAGGCATCTTAATAACCTTATCAGCAACCTTAATCACTAGTGCAGGACTGTTGAATGATTCTAAGAAAATCAACGGAATGAAGTGATAATCAACATTTGCTGGGGTAGAATTATCTAGAATTGCAAACAGCAAATCATCGATTTCCTCTGGAAGTGTTTCCAGATTGTAACTTTCGTTTTCTAAAGTAAGTATTCTCATAATGTTATTCTATCAACCTTTACTGTATATGTCAAGCTATTAATAATCCAATTTCTCTATACTGAAAGGATAG